ATACTTTGTACATCTCATCTTCATAACCTAAATACTTTGGCGCATTCCCTATTGTTATTCCTTCCCTACGTTCCATATCAACGCCCCACGGAATACTTAAACGGCATTTCTGCGAATGCCATGTAGATGTATGTAGCACCTGTAGTGTTAATAGCACCCCCTGCATACCTCAACTTGAAGCCGTTAGCTGTGTAATCAAATAATGCTGAATCTGTTGTTTCTGCTTGTGAAAGGTCTGGCGACAATCTTTGTTTTACATAGTTGTAAGGGTCTCTTTTGCTATCCATAATAAACCAGCTAGTAGCCGCACTAGACGATTTGACTAGCACAAAAGCAGGTCTAAAACCTGTGTAGATAAACGGCCCATCTGCCGAGCCATTCCCGGTATAGCTTCCGAAGGAACTGAAGCCTTCTACTTCTGCAAAGTTATATGTAACAACGTCATCCGAAACCACAAACGTATAATTACTTCTGAATCCACAAGTGGTAGATGTAAATCCAGAGTTACCCCAAATGTTAGCATCCGGCCCAAGTAAGGCAAAATTTTGCCCTAAGTACAAATAATTATTTGGATTAGGAAACGATTTGTGCCACACAAACCACTGAGTTGCCGATGTCTTTTGTGACTTCATTAAAACAAATGCGGGGCTGGTTCCAAGACCGTGCCCATAAGTTTTATCCACAGTCCCAGTTCCCGCATTAAACGTGGCAATACTAATCCCTGCATCAGTGTTAGCAGACACGGTAGAGGTTATAGAGCCGTCTGTGTTAGATACTCCAGAGCCGTTGCCTTTCCAGTTCCACGCTACATAGTCTTCAGCGTTGGTATTTACTGCTACGTTATTGCCAACAGAAAAACCGTTAGAGTCAAAACTAGATAGTGTCTGGGCATCTGTTGCTTCAGAACTATTTGAATTACTAATTAGATATTTAGTCGCACCACGCACGGCATCAAACAGCATATGGTTGTCAGCAGCGTCCCTATTTTTTATCCACGTGAAGTCAGGCTGGAAGTCAAGAGTGCTTATACTCTGGCTTGTTCCATTGCCTGTATAAAGGATTGGTTCAAATACTTCTGAAGTTATTGTTGCTGAGTTAGGCCCGATAGTGGGTTCTGGTAAGTTGGCTGTGCATAGTGCAAGAAAGCCTGAAGGCACTGAATACAAGAAATCCCCTATGCCATTTTCATCTGCATAATTCCCTGCTGTTTTACGCCCAGAAAATGTGCTGTCCTGCCCACAATTAAGAATACTTCTAGTATAAGCGTTTAGTGATATGTAGCCTGAATTCCATATTACATATTCACCACTTGCTGAAGCACCATTTCCAGTATGTATATCACTGCCTATTGGGTTGGTTCCGTTAGCAGGGTCACCGCTAAGTATCCATGTACCATTGACCCTAACCCATCCTTTACCTGCATCCAAGTCAATAGCAAAACCAACTACTCCCCCTGCAATACCAGCGTCAGGAACTAGCCCTAAAGTTAGATAGTCTGGCTGACCGTTTCCTCCCCAAGCATAAGCTTCGCCGTTCCAAATAGACCAATATCCCAAATTACCCAGAGTTGGCGATTGCGTCCCAGCAGCATATTTTTCTGCGTCTTCTTTGGACATAATCCCCATTATAAACGCACCGTTATAAACCGACTCCAAACACATTTCAAAATATACTTTGCCATTTTTAGGTAAAGTCATTGTAGAAAATGAAGGCCACATCCCGCTCCCTGCAGAACCAGTGTAATTTGCTAACATGTTTCCATCAGAAGTTGAGACTCCTGTCTGCGAAATACCTTTAAGCAATGGGTTCCATGTAGGGAAGTTGTTGGTGGGAGTGTCCGGCATTTGATCTGAGCTTGTAAGCCCGTTTACCGTCCAGTTGTTACTGTTGCCTGAACTATCTGTGCCCAGTGCGCCAGAGTTTCCAAATTTTAAATACGCGCCATTTGTTCCAAAGCTAAGTCCAGAGCAATCTTTAGGAACCCAGACACCGTTTTTAAACTCACCAAAAGAAGTAGGGGTAAGGGCTTGACCATCAACCAGCACCATTTCTGCCATGTAGCCATTTAGAGAGCCAGCTGATATTCCAGATACAAAACTGGTACTCATCAAATTGTAAGCGCGATTTACTCCTGTTGTCTCACCGTTGGGTTGGTTAATTGTTCCATATGGTTGCTCAACACCATTTACATATATATCAACATTAGTGCTAGAGACTGATATAACAATGTCGTACCAAGAGGACACATCTCTTAAAACTGATGACGTAACCATTTGAGCCGGAACAGTACCACCAACTACATTAAAATATTCCAGCATATTGTTGCTGTTGATGCGTACACCAGTGTACGAACTAGAATAGGAGTTGTTTGTAAGAAAAAGCCATTGTGACGAATCCAAGCCAGAACGTTTCACCATAAACCGCAAGGTAAAAGTTGTGTTGTTCCCGTTTATTGATGGAGTAAAGGTAAGATAGTCAGTGTTCCCTGCCTCCATTCTTATAGAGTTCTCTATCTCGTAATCATAGAAAGACCCGCCAGCTACATTACCAGCACTTGCCTGAATTAATTTCTTAGAAGCACTCATTAAGCCATCGCCTGTCCAGCAGTGAAGCCGTACCAAGTAGTACCGCCATCGTGTGTGTAGAATACAAAGACATCTGTCGCGCCACTAGCTGACAGCGTAGGTGCAGTAGCAGCAGGCCAGTCAACCGAAGCAGGCCATGTGATAGCATTACCATCATTGACTACCTTCAGGGTGAAAGATGACACCTTACCGCTTGTAGCTACATTGCTGAAAGTATAAGTCACCGCGCCAGCCATAGCTGTGGAGAAGTTGTTGCCTGCATCCAAGTCTATGGTAACTGCACCGCTTGTTCCTGTTGCGTTGTATTCCTCAATATATTGACCGCTAACTGTGAGGCTTCCAGTTGTGCCAAGAGTCATTTTATTGGCCCCAGCGACAACGCCCCCCGGATAAAATTCTATTCCGGTGTTTAAAATGTTGCCGGAATTTCCTATCTGTAGCACCAAGCCAGTAGTAAGGCCCATTAGGTTATAGTTATTCCACTTGAGAAATTGGTTGGTAGAAATATCTGCACCAGCCGTAAAGGTTTGTTTCTGTGTAAAGGTATTAGCGACATCGTTCTTTGTTGTGTCAGCATCGTAAGCCTGTACTGATACACCAAGATCAGAAATTGTTAGAGCATTAGCAACACTAAATGTACCAAACGCGATAATATCAACCAGATCGTTTAATGTAGCGCCAGTGGTCAAAACAATACTGGTTCCATTTGTCGCGGTGTAATCAGTTCCTGCGATCAGCTTGACACCGTTCAGGTAAACATCAACATAGCCAACATCATAAACAATGGCGAACGTTGTCTGGCCAGACGTTGCCGTATAGGTTGCCCGGTTGCTTGTGCCATTCACGGCGCTTCCAGCATCCTGCCATGCAGTGCCAGAATATACTCTCAATACATCTGCTGATGTGTTGTAGTACAGCATCCCGGCTGCAAGCGGATCGCCATCATTATCGGTTGTTGGGTCTGAAGCGAAAGCCCCCAAGTAAATATCCGTAAACTCATCAAGAGCAGCCTCTGCGCCAGCCTCAGCAGTAGCCGCATTAGTCTCACTGGTTGCCGCGTTGGTAGCAGAAGTTGCAGCAGCAGTTGCTGACCCTGATGCCGCTGTAGCCGACCCAGCAGCCGCAGTTGCGCTTGAGGCACTTGCGGTAGCACTATTAGCAGAATCCGTAGCAGATGTCGCAGCAGCTGTAGCACTGTTAGCCGCATTGGTTTCTGATGTAGCTGCGTTAGTCGCGCTAGTGGCAGCATTTGTCTCACTGGTAGCAGCGTTTGTCTCGCTAGTAGCCGCAGCCGTTGCACTTGCCGCAGAAGCTGTGGCAGATGTCGCACTCGCAGTAGCTGACGTTGCACTGTCAGACGCGCTCGTAGCACTCGCTGTAGCGCTTGCCGCAGCATTTGTTTCAGCAGTCTCAGCATTGGTTTCCGCAAGTTCCGCAGCAGCCTGAGCAGCCTCTGCTGCCGCCTGAGCAGTCTCCGCATTTGTCTCAGCTAACTCCGCTGCTGTCTGCGCTGTCTGCGCTCCTGTCTCAGCAGTTTGAGCCGCAACCTCACTGGCGAGCGCCGCAGTCGCACTTGCTGCCGCTGCTGTAGCACTTGCCGCTGCCGCAGCCGATGTCCCAACCCACCAAGCAGGTGATGTCGCTGGATCGTGATTGATGTTAGATGCCTGTAATGATGTGTACAGGATGCCATCAGTACCCACCACGTTTTGATTCAACTCATAAGTTGATGTAGCGGTCCAGACAAATTCTAGCGGAACCCACCATGTCGGCGATGCGTCAGGCGCATGGTTAAGGTTGCCGGTCTGTAATGATTGGTACTGCAAAGTGTCATAAGTGACAGTTGCGCCAACGTCATAGTTTATACCAGCGTTCCACTCAACTGAGTAAAGCAGGGACCAGTAGCCACTTGTGGTGACAGGGTTATTGTTCTGGTTGCCGGTCAGCAGGGAACGGTAATATTGACCATCACTGCCAATAACAACGTCATTTGTCCCGTATATACGGGTTGACACCCATTCATCACCAAAGTTTGTAGCTGTCTCACCAACCGGGTCACGCGATACGATCTGAACGTCAGTATTGTTGGTCAGGATAGCCTTAGCAACACCCTCAAAAAAGATGTTAGGCTGCCTGCCAGACGCATCGAGAAGCACCGGGTTAGTATTAGGGATCTCGCTGTTAATGTCAGCAAAGGTAGTCTTTGGCGTAGTGGTTCCAGATTCATAGAAATAAATCTTACCATTGACCAGTGGATCACCAGAGGCATCAAAGTATTGTGTATCTAAATCGCCAAATCTTGCCATTACTGTTCACCTTCTTGTTCTTCAGGCATATCTTCTATTGATGGATTAAAAAAGTAATTACTTAATCCGGTAGTCAGTATCATCTTTTTTGACCTCTCCGGCAATTGTGAAACCCAAGCCCTGTAAGGGGCGGTTCTATACAAACTTTCAAGAACCCTGTCGGTTGACTGTCCTGATACCGCTCTCTCTGTAAACCGCTTGAATGCCTGACTAGCCATTAGATCACTCGCTAGTTGCAAACTCGGCTCTGGAACATCAGACAATTTGCTGACAACGCTCTGTGCTGCTCTGCCAGTAACTGAAAGTCCGAGAAGCCTATCCACCCATCCCGTTTCTTTGTCAAAGTTTCTAAATATACTGTTGATTGAGCCTGTTGGTTTTGCTTGTCTAGTAGCACCAGCCCAGCTAACAGCAACCTTACCCAAATTATCCATAAATTCTGGCATACCTTCAGGAAGGTATTTATAAAGTTCTTCTAAGGCTTTTCTGTTTTTGTTTGCGTTCTCATACCAAGACGCAAAGCCACCAAGACTTGTTCTTGAGCTACCACGCCCCCCTGCTGTAAATGCTGCTTGCAGTGCTGTTACTGCTGCCGCCTGCCTGTATTCTTCGGGCATAGCTTCCATCGTTTTCTGAAGTATTTTTATCTCTCCAGCAGATATACCAGCAACACCCTTTCCAAGTTTGTTAAGAGCATTCTCCATTGCCTCTTTTCCAAACAAGACTATTGTGCTTTCCTCAAGCCCCTTTCTGGACTGAACAAGTGCTTTTGCGGTATCCCATATAGCCAGCGCGTCAGGAGATGCGTTCTGCAAAGCATTGCCCTGAGCATCGGTTATAACATCATATAATTCACTTAACTCAAAAGACGCTTCGTCACTAAACAATCTGCCTGTTTGTGCTTTGCCAAGACGATCACCAACCCTTTTTCTTTGTCTATCAAGCAAACCGTAGGTCATCTCTGTAACACCTTCGCCATCATTAAGGATGTTGTACAAAGTTTTTTCTGAAGCTGGTAGGTTGGCCTCCCCAAGAATACCGACCTGCTTGTCAAGATAATTTTTTAACGGTGTTACATCTACCATAGTTTCATCAGGCACTATTTCTGCAATCTTATTATATAGATTTGTTGATTCCGTTCTTAATGAATTAATGTTATCGAATACGCTATCCTTAATTTCTTCGTTTAATGCAGATGGATCTAATCGACCACCAAATCGCTGTATTAAGTCGTCTGTAACTCTTGCAAGTTTTTTTAGTGCTTCTGCCTGCTGAACATTAACAGCAGTTCCCGGCATATTTGCAACAGCTTGCTCAAGCTGCTGATACTGTACATTTCGTGACATCCCGGACACGGGTATATCTTCGTATAGACCAATATCTCTCGCTGCTTGGGCAACATTTGGATCAACGTCAGCCTGTCTAGCAAGATTAATTTGTGCGGCACTCTCAACTTCTGGAGTCGCCCCTGCCTCAACCGCCTGCCTTGCCATTGCTGTTTCAGCACCGCTATCAGCACCAGCGCCCATCATGCGGCCTTGTCGTGTCTGTCTAAGGCTTCGCACTACCTCTGGAGCATATTCCAATACACTTGAAGTCCCGCCGGCTAACAGCACTTCAGACGGATTAAACTCTCCGCCAGACAACGCTTGCGCACCCTCAATACCACTTTGAATAGCCGTTTCGCCAAGAACTCGCTGTCCGGCAGTTCTGAGGCCACCGGCTGGGCTTGCTACTGACACTGCACCAAGAAACTGCAAAGCATCCATTGCAGTTAATCCCGGCTCATTGATTTTAACCACCTTCCCGGTTCTTCTGTTTGTCGCAAAAACAGTGCCGTCAGGCTTACCCTGAATAGCTATATTTGGATCAATATTTGTAAGTATGTCACCAAACTCATAAGGGTCAAATGTTGTTACACCCATAACAGAAGCGAGAGCCTGCTGCGGTAAAGAAGTTTCAGGCATCAAGCCGCGAATGCCAACATCGGTAAGCATTGGCGCAGTCTCATAAGCCGCAACTCTAGCTGCCGCCTCTGGCGATGGTCCTGAAGGTTGCTCTGGATCAGGGGTAAATCTACCGCCTGCAACAGCCACAGGTGCTTGTGCTTGTTCTTTATCTGGAGTAAAAGGCATTATTTATTCGTCCAAGTTCCGACAATATCGTTGATAACAATTTTAGTTCCATCAGGTATGCCTGTAGTGTTTGCGTAAAAATCGGCCTCTTGCTCACTATTGAACGATAAAGGAACACCTTCAGCATTTTGCATATTTCCAGAAACTGTACCCATAATTTCTTGGAGTGATTTCATGGTTTCTGTCTCGCCAAAGTATGAATTCATAAATTGGTTAGATGCCTTGTAATTTGTGGCGATATTTTTTGCATCGCTAACCGTGTTTAACAATGACGGGATTTGAGAAGCAGTCACCCTTTCTGCTACAGCCATCAGCTGATCAACATTAAAAGTATCTGGGTTTGTTGGATCAACAATCCTCATTAACTGATCTGTATCAAGACCTTTACCGCTTAAGAAGCCAAATATCGCGGAAATGCTGGTATCTGCCCCACTAAGTGATGCCGCATCTCTATCGGTAACAACGCCGGGAGAAATCAATCTGGCAACATTCATAATACCAGCGTTGATAGCAGCCCGGCTTTTGTTCCTCATTTCTGATTCTAGTCCTTTGACCTTGTTATAAGCAGACGCGACTTCACTTGCCGACTTATTCCAATTTAACATAGTTGACCGGATTCCTTTTAAGGCTTCGGATTTTTCTTCTGGGTCAACGTAAGATTCGTCAGTTGATATTGGGCGTGTTTCCACAGTGCCATCAGGGTTTTGGAATAAAAGCATTCCTTGCTCAGTACCAAGATATTTTGGCGCAGCGGATGGAGCGATAAATCCAAGATCAATGCCCCGCTTCTGAGACATGGTTAGCCCCTGCATTAATTTGTCGCCAGCCGCGACATCACCAGACTGCGCTGCTCTGGCAAAGTTAAGTGCTTGCAGTGATTCTGTAGGATCACCATTGAGCCTCTGAATCATGTTTATTCGGTCTTCAATCAGACTTATTACGCCCGGTAAATCTCCACGGGTAGCCATNTTGAGTGCCGCATCAGCGTCTTGGTACATGGCCTTTTGGCGCTCTGCGCTAAGTTCGCCCATTTGCTTTTGGAATTGCGGAACAGTGCCACCAAGAACTGCGCCTATGCCCTGAAGTTTGTCGCCAAATGTGTATCCGTTAGCCATTTTTTCCTACCGATTATGTGAACACTGGTATAATTGATTGTGTTGAAGCACCGTTACCAAAATTTATATTTTGCCTTGGGTTTGTTGCTTGTGCGGCGGGTATACTTGGTGTTGGAGCCGGCACTATTGGATTTGCTGATGATTGCATAACCATATTGCCCGAAGGTTGATATACAGCTTGTTGACCGGGGAACATTGTCTGAAACATATTTGCACCTGCTCCAGCAAGGTTGAAAATTTCAGCCGGATTATAACCGGTTACAGGTTGCAGATTTCCTGTTTGAATCCCACCAGCACCCATACCTATCTTATTCAGCATGTCAGCATAAGCCATATTCTGTCCGTAAGCAGTGTTAGCATACTGACCACCAAGATTGTACGCACTAAGCTGCTGGTTTTGCAGGTTAGTAAGATTGTTGGCCTGCGTAGTCCCCAAAGCAGTTTGTAGGTTAGCCATGTTTACCGCTGTTTGACCCTGCGCATTGCTAATATCTCGACCTGTTTGCATCTGATAGCCTGCACCAGTAGCACCAAGATTAGCAGCACCAGTAGCCATGTTTTGACCAAGCCCGGCAGACGTTGCAGCAGCACCATAACCGCGAGTAGCTATATCACCCAAGCGGTTGAACTGGTTTTGGAAGTCCTGACCATAAAGGTCGGCAGTCAGTTTGGTTAGATCTTGTCTGACGTTGCCACCACCAAGACCGCCCATAGCAGCCGCATTTCTCATCAAAGCTCTCTCGCTTTGTTCCTGAAGGAATCCTAATGCTGGTGATGCTTGATATTCAGCAAACGCTTGCTGTTGCGCCTCTGGGCCAAGAGCGCCCGTTAAAGCTGCCTGCCTTTGCGCTGCATCCTGACCCAATTCTCTGTAGGGAGCCTGAAACTGTTGCGCTGTAGCATAATCACCGCGCAAACCCTGACTTACATCGGCAAGAGTCTCTCGCGCAGGGGCAAGACCCGCTGTCTGTTCCATTAATCGCGGATCAATACTAGCCATTTGTTGCGGGCTAATACCGTACCTAATACCAGCGCGATTTACATCTTCAGCAGATAGTGGCCCAGATTCTAAAAATCTTTGCCTCAAAACATTGTTGATTACATCGTTGCTGTACTGCGGCTGACCAGTTAGCGCTGCCCCAGCTGGCATTTGGGCTTGTGTAGGCGATACAGGCGCAGGCGCAGGCGCTGGAGTTACCGGAGCAGGTGCAGGTGTAGGCGCAGGTGTGGGTGGAGTATATACAGGCGTATAAACCTCATCGGCAGCGCGAGTATTGCCCGCATAGTTTGCAGGATCAACGCCAGTTGCCATAAGGAACTCGCGTGGCGTTACGCCATACTTCGCCATTGCTTTTTCAATTTGAGCTTGTGAGGCGTTTGGGTTTTTCGCCAAAACGTCCCGTATTTGTTGTGCGCTTATAGCCATAATCTGAACCTTTATTTAAACCTGATATCCTGCGCCACCCATTTCTCGCGTTGCTAAATTCCAATCATTGATCATCTGCCTTTGCTCTGGCGTAACATTCATCATGTTTGGATTTGTGCCACCCATTGGAATCTTTGCACCCTGCAATGCAAGAGCGTTGTCTATTGCGCTTGTGTCAATGGGCGCTAACTGAGCAGCTGCCGCTAACTGCGCATAATCCATTCCAGTTCCCTGCGGCTGCAATTGCGGTCCATAGTATTGATTACCAAGCAATGATGATGTCTGCATTCCAAGACCTGCCATTTGTGCTTGCTGCGCTCGCATGCTGGCATCTTCAGCTAATTGAAAGCGTGGTAGTGACTGCTGGGTGTAATAATCCGGCAATGTTCCCATTCCCTGCCTTAATACATCACGCTGCGCAGCATAAGCTGGTTCAAAATACTTCATGGCTTCTTCGCCATATTTAATAATATCTTGTCTGCGCTTTTCAGCCGTTTCCCGCGCTAGTTCGTTGGATTCTTCGGCAGATCGTCTATTATCTTTGCTGCCTATAATACTTGCGCCAGCCCCTAACGCTGCACCTATTATTGTTGGCCACATATTGACACTCTCTTACAATCAATTACTGTATGTTTGAATTTTATCATGTTTGTTAAATATTTTCGCTTATACTAAAAGCCATCCCTGCGACCTGTCACCGCCTATATCTGGCAGCATCTTACGGTACTGGATCGAGCCAGCAGATCCGGTTGAATCAATGTATAAACTGTACTGTCTGGCCTCCACAACGCCCTCTGGGGAGCCTACACCGACAATAGGGATGCTTAACGCCGCATCTTGTGTCCACTGCCTAAAAGCCTGCTCCATCGTTCCGTCATCACGGGTGATCGGCTGTGCTGCATTGAGTAGCGGGCTTGTCATTTGTCACCGCCAACAATGTTAGCCGTAAGCTGGATAATCACCGGCTTAACAGCGTCAGACAATGTAAACCTAAATAATTCAAAGCGTGATGCCCTGCCATTCCTGCGCCAGATAGCCCTGCGGCTGTACTCACCAATCTTACCAATGCTTCTGGATATTGGGTCACTCCATGTCTTGCCATCCTGACTGCGCTCAAGCGTGATCTGCGGATCTGCAACCGCATCATTACCAACGCCTGATTCAACAGTGAGTTCCAAGCTGGGGAAGAACACAGACTGCATATTGTTCTGAAATGGCTGGGTAGCCACTCGCCTGATGATTGCCCCGCTGTACTCGGTATAAACGTCAGGGCTTAAAATACCAACCCTGCCATCAAGAATGTCGCCACAAAATACCTTACCGTAAGACTTAACGACAGAAGCCACTCTCAGACCGCCCAGAACGCCATCTACGAGCGATTTGCGCTCATGCCAACGCTGAGTAGTCATGTCATAAACAAGCGTTGTAGAAGGCAATGCAAAGCCTATAAAGTAGGCTCCCTTCTGAGCGTATGTCCAAGCATATATCCCAGATACCTGTGTCTCGGTAAGACCCGTCAGGATAGAGTCAATAGCCGTGGTTGAGATCTTGGTTGTGCTGTTACCGTTTAGCGCCCAGATTGCAGGTGATTCGTTATTACCACCACCAACCCACATGAAGGTGTCCTGAGCGTTGATCAGCGAGTAAGGGGCAAAGCACCCTTTCTGCAAAAATAGACCTGTTCGCTGGAACGGGAAGTCAGCACCACCCACGTTCTGAAACGCCTCAAACGTCTCACCACCAGATATGAACAACTGGTTCTTGTAGACAACCGGGGCAACAATGTCATCAGGGTCTGATTCAGCAGTACCAAAGTCTAGTGCGCTGTAACTCAAGCCGTCATTCAGTGCGCTGATGATAAACTTCTTTGTATCAGTGGTGATCAGGAAATAACCGTCAATAAATACCACAAACTGTGGTGCGCCATTCGCCGTGAAATCTGTGTCTGTTATCTGCTGAAAGGTGTCAGTGACATGGTTGTAGATGTATCCGTTGCCACCGGGAACCAGCACCATAAGCTGAGTCCCATTGTCAGCCATTGACACGTTAGCGGTCCCAGCAATCTCACCTATGCGTGTGAGCGTGTAACTGGCAACCGTATCGACCACGGTTTCATCAAGCCGGTACAGGCTGTCACCATTGACAAAGTATGGCTTGCCTACCATCTCGTATGCACCACGGTTCT